GAACTTGTTGCCGCCGACGAGCGCGTCAGCGGACTTCTGACCGAGCTGGAGATAAGCGACCAGCTTGGCGGCCTGCTCACGGGTGAGGTTGGCCTTGGGGTCGAACTTGCCGTCGGAGCCTTCAAACACGCCGACAGCGCTCAGGACGTCCACAGCTTCCTTGAGGTCGATATCGGCCTTATCGGAATAAGCTGCGTTGCTGATGGTGACGAGGGACATGGACATGACCAGCGCCAGCACCAGAGCGAGTAACTTTTTCATATAATGTTACTCTCCTTTCTGAAATTTCCGTTTCCGGTTCTGCGGCATCGTATATTTTTCCGCGTTTCGGCGCGATTTTCTTTTGTTTATGCACGTCGGCTCGTTGAGGAGGGCGTCCGTCAAAATCCTGCCTTTGTGCAAAACGGAGAAAATGTTGCAAAAACGGGTCAAATAGGCGATATCGTATCCCCATTCACGAAATTTCAGTTAAGAACCTAAAACCATATTTATTATTACAGTTATAGCAAGAAATGTAAAGAGCAATTTCATAGATAGTTTATAAATTTCTGTAAAGATATTCATAATTTTCATCTCCTTTATAACATCATAACATAATCTAAAGTGCCACGCAAGCTAAACTTGGTGTCACTCAGCCCCATTACATCAAGAAGTGTAATGGGGCTGTAGTCGCTCGCTGGCGCTCGCTAGTGCATATCTATTCGCTAACCGCGCTCACGCTTGGTTACAAAACAGAAACTCCGAAGCAGAGCTTCGGAGCTTTCTGTTTTCTATCAACAATACATATCAAAAAGATATTGAGGATCATAATCCCAACCAAAAAGATCAGAAAAGATATTAGAAGCAGCTTTACCAATCTCACGAGCATAGCCAACAGCAGAAGAAGGATTACGAACCGAATTATCAGAAGAATACTTAGTACCTTCATAACTCTTATTAGCTGAATACTTAGTACCTTGATAATACTTACCAGAAGAATACTTAGTGCCTTCATAATTCTTATCAGCAGAATAGCGAGAAGCAGCAGCTGAAGTATCAGCAGCATACCTCGTAGCACCGGCATGAATACCAGCAGAACCAAGAGTAGCATCACGAGAAATATTAGCTACAATCTCTTCCATAGCAGTATACTTATCAGCAACGGCCTCTTGCGTCCGAGCATTGACATTAGCAGTTTGCAACTGCGTCTGAGCAGAAAGCACAGAACCGAGAATTTGAACCAAAGCAGCATTAGCAGAAGTATCAACTTCGCCTTTAGCTCCAGCAGAGGTCACACCGGAAGCGGTAGCACCGGAGGTAACGGCAGCGCCGTTACCTCCCATAGCACTAAGCACCGGATTAAGACCGGCAGCCTTAAGATCGCGAATCTCACGCTGATGCGCAGTATTGCTCATGTATTCCTGCCAAGAACGGCTTTTAGCGGCCTCCTGAGCGTTGAACTGCATAGCCAAGGCATTTTGACGCTCCTGCCAGTCGCGTTGCTCAGAAGCCATCTGAGCGCTTTTAGCGGTGTTTTCTGATGCAGTCCGAGTAATGCGAGAAAGAGCAGAATCCAAATTTCCAACAGCCAGAACACTCTGAACCTGAGCAGCATCCTTACCAGTAGTCATTAGATCACCTCTCAATGATGGTCAATCAGACCAGGAATGGAATACATAGGCATAGGACGGGTAGTCCGGTTCTTAATGTAAATATCGGCAAACAACTGATTGCTGACAGCAGAAGTGACTGCAAGCACACGATCCACATTCGTCTTATCCTCACGAATCCAAGAATCCGAAAGCATAGGAAGAGCAGAATAATCATCGGCAAGATGCCAAACATCAAGAGACTGCGCGTACTGAGAACGCATCTCACCAGTCACACGAGAAGGCTTATAGCGGTAATCAGCCCACGCTTCCTGATAGCCGAAAACCTGGTCATCAATGACAGAACCGGCAGAATCCTTAACGCCAGGGCCCTGGGCAAAAATCTCCTTGTTCTTCACGGCCTGCTCACCGATGTTCGCAAAAACAGGCCAGTAGTAATCAAAGCGATCCTTACGAGACCAGAAACGTTCAAGACCCTGCTGATAAGTATGATCGTAGCGAGCGACCATAACGCCAATGACAAAACCATGCTCCGTGAAAGACTTCGTGAAATCGGAATGGGTATCCGTAGTAACAGACATACCAGTAACAGTACCTTGTGCAGTCTCGCCGGAAGCCGTAGCCGACTGCTGGACAACCTGATTGATATTGATGGGGACACGGTTGCCGCCGAGATATTCAGGACGCTGGAGACGGGCATCGGGAGAAGTCACGCCGAAATGAGACTTGAGAATTTCGATATAGCGAGAACCTCCGCGGGCATCTTTCTCATAGAGCTTCTGAATCTGGAACGCCATGCGGAGCTGATTAATCGAAGCACCAAGACCACCGGAAGAAAGCGCAATCAAGCCAGAATTTTGCAGATCAGAACCAAGCTGCTCCTTTGTAGGTACACCAAAAAAACCATAAACAGAAGAACCAGAACCGGTACCAGCATCCTTTCCATAAGCACCAATACCAGCAATAGAACTCCAACTGGAATCATTAGGATAACCAAGACCAAGCAACTGAGAACCATTCGAAAGACCAAGATTAAGACCATTTCCAACAACAGGATACTCGCCGGACGTGGCCGAAGGAATCAAAACATCAGGGCCTTTCTGCGGAGAAGGAAGACAGCTTGTGAAATAGTCGTGATACTTGGCGGCCTTATAGGGAAGACCACCTTTCGCAACATCGGTAACAAACGTGCCGGTATTAACGCCAGCTACAGTAGCATCATCGACGGGAACAACGAGCGGATCAGATAAGTTTTCATCACGAAACCACTCGTTCATAACCAACGCATAAGCTCGGAAGGGAAGAGCACTAACGGAAAGAGAAGGAATGCCAGTAGGCACACCGAGATAATCGGCAATAGTTCCAACAGACCACCCACCAGAAGCAGGAGCAGTAATCTGAGGAATTTCATACTCTGTCTGAGGAATCCACGCAGATTCCGTATTCTCACCGTTGAACTGTTTCCAATGAGCCCAAGTGAGGCGGTTCGGTACAAAGAAGAAATACGTGTCGAGATAGATATTGTCCATAACCGGAGTAAGCAACGTCTGCAAACGCACGACCTTGGATGTGTCCACGTTGAACGTATCACCCGGTAATACTTCGTCAAGGAAAAAAGGCACAATATCACCAACGTTAAACGAAGTCTTAAGAGAATGCGAGCGGTCAAACGTCGAGCGCCGGATATCAATGTTCGTGGGATTAAGTGCGAAATGAGATTCAACATTACGGTTCATTCGATAACCTCCTTTTTCGGCTCAACAGCCGGTTTTCCCTCCTGAACGGGCGGAACAGGCTCTGGCTCTGGCTCGGGCTTGATTCCGAGCTTTTCAAGGAAATCAGGCTTGTCCATAGCAGCCATAAACTCCGCAAAGTTATGATTAAACTTTGCACGAATATCAACCGGAAGAGAATTGAAAAAGCTCTGACCTTCATTAACCCTGTTCAGAAGCTCAGCGTAGGACGTAGGCATATTGGTGAAATCACCATAAGCGCCTTGGACACGCGAAAGCGCGTCAATGTCGCCATTCTGAAATCGAGCAAGAATCACATGGATATCGACAGATTCGGCGTGGGATTGAATGAAATCATAAAGGTCTTCTTTGCCAGATTCAACGAGATCCATAACACCATTTTCATCAAATTTAGGCTGATAGAGAATCCTTTCGCGCTGACCTCCATTTGAAATGAAGCGAGTCCGCGGACGATACTGAGTAGAGAATCCAAGCTTTTCATCATACATAATTACACATCCTTTCGCTGGATGGACGTACCATCCAAAATGACTTCGGGCAACTGCATCGAAATCGTGCCGGTCTCGTTATCAAATTCACCAATCTTACAAAGGGAATAATCCTCAATATGGGAAAACAGAAGACTTTCCTTCTGCATACAGGCATGAGCGAAATTCCGCATAGCAGAAGAATCATTCTGATCTACCGTAGGCGGGAGAAAGCCCGTGCGGGCATCGCGGATAGAATAAACACCATATTTCATACTTTCAACTCCTTATAGAACGGACAAAATTCAGGAAAATCCAGACAATCTTGATCGCAAACGTCTGCAAACTCACAATAGAACGGACAAGATTCAGGAAAATCCTGACAAACTGGATCACAAACGTCTGCAAACTCACAGCTCACAACCGAATACCTCCTCGAAAAACAGTCGGGTTAATGTTAATCTTCTTGGACTTTGCAGCAGTACGGCGAAAGACCTTTTTATCTTTCTTGGGACGCATTTTCTTACGCATTAGATACAACTCCTTTTTAATGATTTTATTCGGGCCAGCTGGTTCCGTTCTTCAACGGCAAGCTGGTCTAAATAACTAAGTGTGGTCTTCTGTAGTTTCGCTTTCTGCGCTTCAGCTGCCATCTTCTGACGAACAGCCTTAAGCTTGGCAGATTCTTCCGGACAATCGAGATCAAACAATTTATCATAATACTTCGGAGGTCGAAACTTCCTTCCTCCTTTCTCCGTCGAAATGTTGATGAACTCATGTTCATATAGGTCAGGATGATCTTCATAGTACTGACGAGCAATACCGGGCTTGCGAGACATAAGCGAAAACTCAGGGACAATATTGAAGTTCTCATAGAACTCAGCTTCAGGGCCGGTAAGCTTCTTCATGACATAACGAGCAGTATAAGCACAAGTCTCCCATGTAACCGGAGCGACAACAGCAAAGCCATTAGGCCAAACATCTTGAAAAGAAGCAGAGTTAAAATACTGAAAGCCTTGAGCAGAACGCTTATAAGGAACAAGATCATTAAGCTCCAAACCAAAAATAATAGCGTGATAATGAGGTCGAAACGTCTCTGAACCATACTCACCGGAAGCAAAGAAACGAATACCTTCACCAAATTTCTTTCGGAGACGCTTCATAAAAAGCTGAAAATCACGCTTCACAAGAGACATACTCGGCAAAGCCTCACCGGTCTCAGGATCGGAATAGTAATGAATCGGAACGTGAGCATCATCATAAGTAAGCGTTACGAAGTAACTAGACTTATGATATTCAAGCTCCAGCATACATCGATTCGCCCATTCACGCGAACGCTGGAGACGACAACCGGAACACTTACCACAGGGAATCTCAATGAACTCCGTAACATCACCGGGACGACCAGTAGGCGGGCTTCTCATACAGGCATAGCCATCACCAGAACGTTCGAGATGGTCTACCTCATAGCTCGTCACCTTAAGCAACCGTTTGCCGTCTTTTTCGCCTAAAACAAAGGCTTTCAAAGGATGATAGCATGGCAAGAAATCACCTTCTTTGTATGGGGATATCGTACCCCCATACATTTTGGGAAATTTCAAAAACTTTCGCAGCAATGGCAGGTGTTTCGGGAATCGGCGCGAAAAAATGGGTAGACGGAAAGGTAGACGGCGACCCTCTCGGAAAACCAGCAAGCCCTTGCGCCCCAGGCGTTTCGGCGGGTAGACATCGGGTAGACATGGACGGTTTTGGGGCAGGCTGCCCGTCAAATGCAACAAAATCCGACGCTTTTAGCACTCTTAGAGCGAGAGTGCTAAAATTCATAGTCCGTTCACACAAATGCGTATCTTTGGACACAATTCCGGGGTAGACTCTGAGTCAAGAAAAGCAAAGGAAGACAAGCTCCCGAGGCTTTCCAAATCTCGAATTTTCGGAGGTATTCATTATGTTTGAACTGAGACCTTACCGCAACAATAACCACATGACCACCTATGACCCGTTCCGCGACATGGAGGCGCTGGAGCGCGCATTCTTCGGCAACCGCGACTTCCTCGGCGACGTCGGCACGTTCAAGACCGACATTCAGGACAAGGGCGACCATTACCTGCTCGAGGCCGATCTGCCCGGCATGAAGAAGGAGGACATTGCCATCGACATCGACGGCGACAACCTGACCATCAAGGCCGAGCGCAGGAACGAGCACGAGGAGAAGGACAAGAGCTACGTCCGCTGCGAGCGCAGCTACGGCAACTACGCGAGGAGCTTCGATATCTCCGGCATCAAGGCCGAGGGCATCAAGGCCAGCTACAACGACGGCGTGCTGAGCCTGACGCTGCCGAAGAAGGACGTCGAGGTCTCCGGCAGCCGGAGACTGGCGATCGAGTGAGATCTGCCGCCTGAGGGGCGGCGCGGGATTTGCCGCCTGACGGCGGTGCGACCAAAGGGGCCATTCTCTACCGTAGAGAATGGCC